CACCTGTTGTAGTTGGTGTAACAGGACCACCAGTCTGAGGAATAGCGGCAGGGGTAGTTTCCTGCTCTAAAATTCTAGCGTATACTTCGTTTACTAATGAGTTAAATTTTTTCATTACTTTTGCTTTATAATTTCTTGATTTTGCTTTAACTTAATTTGAGCGTTATTCATTGCTTGTTGAGCTGCAGCTTTAGCAGCAGGATCCTGGGTATTTAATGCACCCTTAAGCTGACCCATTTGATTGTTTATGTTATTTATTTCTTGCTGAGCTTGTTGTTTTTGAGCTTTTTTAAGATCATCTTCACTTTTCTTAAGATTTTTTTGCGCGATATTAACCTTAGGGTTAGCAGCAATACCAGCAGTAGGGGTTACAACACCCGGGTTTGCCCCTGGAAGTGCACCTGGAGCAGCACCAGAAGCAGTTGGTTGACCGCTTAAATTACCTGCATATTGCTCGATAAGTTTTAAAAATCTGCTCGATGCTTTTACCTTTTCAAATGCGTCCATGTTATTATTACTTACTACCTTACAACATTTTTAAAGGAACTGTAGTTGATTTTTATGGTATACTCGGTTAAAATATTCGGGGGGGAGAAAGACAGACTATATATACATTCCGTGGGGAATATATATTAATAACTCTACGAGGTGGTATTTTGTAATACCTTTTATAAGGCTCGCTTCGCTCGCCTTGATATACCATATATTAATATATCTCCCGGGATTTTTCAAACAGGAAAGGAAAGGTTGAATTTATGTTTGTCTAAGAAAGTTTTCATTTTGCGGTTTGTAAACTTGTTAAAGTCAAAACTAAAGCGGTAATCTTTAATTAATGTGGAAAGTTCAAAACCTGCAGCTTTATTATCTTGCAAACAAGAAAAATCTAAAGTGTTTGTATAATGTAGTATTGGAAATACTTTGCAAAGCTTTGCAAACACTCTTTTGAAGCTAATTTCTATATGAGTGTTACTGTTCGTATAAAATATTACATTCTTACGGTTGTCTAATTCTTGTAATGTTTTAAAAACGTTTTTTGCTATATAATACAACAAAAGTTTATCGGCATCTCTATCTGATAAGGATAAACCGTAACTAACTCTTTCGTGGTAATACTCTTTATACACTAACTCTGCAAATGACTCTACGTCAACTACCGTTAGGTTCAGAGCTATTTTTTGTAACCGCATTATCTACAATTATGTCGTTGTTTTTACTTAGTTCAAGCTTTTTCAGTAATGCATCTGGAGCTCTTCCAATACGACAATTTATAATGCCATTATAGTAACCTTCATTTAATAAAACATCTGCTTCAAATTGTTTTTTCGCTTCATAGTAAGCAAGTTCGAATTTACTATCACACAAATGTATTATTTCAAACTTAAAGTTATCCTTTCCTAGATCTTTAATGTCTTGATTTAAATCAGTTGAAGAAGAGGTATACTCTTTCCAATCTGTTTCAATATCGAAATGCCGTTTGTTTTTACGACCCTTTAAAGGCTTTAATTTTTTTACAGACTTCATTTGCTTCTTACCAATATACTTCTTACCATTAACTAAATTGGTAATAATATAGATAAAACCGTAAGGAAGTTTACCTTCCTCAATTGGGTATATAGAAGTCCAGTGACCTAAGTCCATGTAGCTAATTACTACATCGTTGGTAATGTTCTACGGATGATCTTACCCTTTTTAAAACCTGGTGGTTTAAACTTGTTTTTGGTTTTCTTTTTAGTAGGTGCACCAAATATATTTCTTGCATCTCCGGGAGCATAAAAGTCTCCGCTTTTGCCAATTTGTGCAGGTTGGGCTTGAGTAGGACCTAAAGCTTGTCCAGTTGTACCGGGTACAGCAGCATCAGCACCGCCCATATCTTCCATTAGTTTTTTATATAAAGTATTAAATTTTAACATGTTGAGTTCTTTAGATCTTATACTATACTTACACTATATTTATGGAAAATAATAGTACAGAGTCTCTTATGCAGAGGTACTCGCGAGAGCTTCATGAAGATCTTAAGATCGATGAACTGAGCATTAAAGACAAGTCTATGATGGTACCTATTATTAAGCATAAGTGGGTAAGCATTCAAATGAATCATAAGTCTCAACTTAAGAAACTCGAGTTTGCTAAGAAGAAACATATTAAAGAATATGTAGCCAGTGCACCGGTTGCACTATCTAAGAATGCTTTAGAACAAGCTGCGCTTAACGACCCAAAATTAGCAGCTATACAGGAAAAGATAGAAGAACTCGAACTTGTAGTTGAGTATCTTGAAAAGATTGAAAAAGCTATTAGTTCTCTTACCTTTGATTGTAAGAATGTAATAGATTTACAAAAACTTGAAACCACATAATGAGAGTAGAGTTTCAATATGATCTCAAACGTAGAGAGGTAAAGATTGTTTCTGATTACTTCAGCAACATTCGAGAGCACTTTTCAGTAAAGAACCCGGGAGCGCGGTTTAACCGTTTTCAGCGATTTATTCCGCAGCGTGTTTACGCTATTACCCCTGCTGGTTATTGTGATGTAGGTTTAGTACCAGAAATAGAAAATTATCTTAAAACACTCAACATACCGTTTGAGATTGTTTATAGTTTAGAGTATACTAACTTACTTGCAGGTTTACCCTATAAGGCAGGTCTTTATAAAGAGTTAGATTGTTCGTTAAAACTAAGACCATATCAAAGAGAAGCTGTAAATGCAGCTCTCGAAAAGGGTCATGGCACCATAGTAGTAGGTACCGGTGGTGGTAAGACATTTATTATGGCTACTCTTTTGAGTAACATAGACTTTAAGATGGGTAAAGTTCTTATTATTGTACCTGATATTGGTCTAGTTGCCCAGACTTATAACGATTTTATATCGTATGGTATACCTGAATATATGATTACTAAGTGGACTGGTAGTCACGAAGTAGACCTTAGTAGAAATGTTGTTATTGCTAATTTAGGTATTTTACAGAGTGATAATTCTGATATTAGTTGGTTTAACCAAGTAACTTGTTTGTTTGTGGATGAATGCCATAAACTACGTAACGGTAATAAGGTTAACAAGCTTGTAGATAAGATTCCTACGTTTAACCGTTTTGGTTTTACCGGTACACTTCCAGAAGATCCTATAGATACCTGGAATATTATCGGTCGCCTAGGGCCAGTTATCTACGAAAAGACTACCTCTAACTTACGGGATGAAGGAGAAGGTCAGTACATTGCTAATGCTCAAGCTATAGCTCTTGAGTTAGAATATAACTTTAAACCAGATTATATTGCAGTATCAGCAAGTCAAAGGTACTTGTTTGAACTAGACTTTATACATAATAGTGCTTTTAGATATAACGTTATTAAACGTTTAGTAGGTAATCTAAAGAATAACTGCCTTATTCTTGTTGATCATATTGTACATGGAGATAGAATGTACAAAGAACTTCAAACTCTTGAAGGTAAAGAAGTATACTTCATACAAGGAAGCGTAGAGGTTGAAGACAGAAGAAAAATACAACAGCTAATGGAAAAACAAGACAATGTTGTATGTGTAGCTATAAGTAAAATTTTCTCTACTGGAATTTCTATTAAAAACATACATTATATTATGTTTGCAGCTGGTGGAAAGTCTAAGATTAAAACTTTACAGTCTATCGGCCGCGGGCTTCGTATACATGAAAACAAAGAAATTCTTACAATTATAGATTTAGTTGATAATCTAGTATACGGAAAGAAACATTTTGATAAACGTAAACAGTTCTATGACCTTGAAAAAATCCAAATCAAACACAAAACAATTACCGAAAGCTGATAAGCCTAAAGAATTTGTACCTAGACAAAAGAAAGAATATTACGTAAGCCCTAAGGAGTTTACTGAAGAGCTTCAGGCATACTATGAGTCTAACGTTATTACTGACAAGCTTGCTCTTATGATTAAGAACATCGCTTATGGGCTTGCACATGCTCCAAATTTTATTAACTATACGTTTAAGGAAGACGCTATTGGAGATTCTCTTATTAACATGTTCAATGCTTTAAAAGAAAAAAAGTATAAGTTTGATCGTGGCGCAAACCCTTTCTCGTATTTTAACTCAATTTCATTTAACTGCTGGCGAAGTCGTATTAAAAAGGAAAAGCGTATGAGAGATACACTTGCAGCTTATCAAGAAGAAGTATATAGTGTAATCGGTCCAGGGGTAGGGGTAGATGATCCAGTTAATCCAAAAAAGAATGAAAATTATTAATTCAGAGGTAGGTATTTTTTCAGACCCGCATTACGGTGTACATCGTAATAGTGAAACATGGCATAAAATCGCTTTAGACCATGCTAAGTGGGCTGCTGAACAATTTAAACAACGCGGTATAAAAGATATTATTATTCCCGGTGACATTTTTCACGATCGTAACGATATTGCTGTTAATACTCTTCATAACACTACTGCTATTTTTGATATTCTTCGCGATTTCAATATTATTATCACTGTTGGAAACCATGATGCTTTTTATCGGGACAAGTCTGATATCAATTCAGTTTCTATTCTCAGAGGTTGGTCTAATATTACTGTCATTGATACTCTTGTGGTGGCTAATCTCCAAGGTAAGAAAATAGCTTTTTGCCCGTGGGGACAAGATATTAACGAGGTACCTCAGTGTGATCTTATCGTGGGTCATTTTGAGATTAACAGCTTTAAGATGAATAGTTTTAAGGTTTGTACTAACGGCCTTAAAGCTTCTGATTTAACGGATAGAGCTAAGCTTACTATTACCGGCCACTTTCACCATAGAGAAGAAAGAAAGTACAGTAATGGTACAATTCTGTATGTAGGGTGCCCTTATCAACAAGACTGGGGGGATTACAATACTACTAAAGGATTATATATTCTCGATCTCGATACTTTAAATTATGAGTTTATCGAGAATACTATTTCACCGCGTTATAATAAGATTAGATATTCTGAGCTAGCCAACGGGGTTTATACAGCTGAATCGATCAAGGGCTTTATATATAATAACATTGTAAAGTTTTATATAGATAAGCAGCTTGATCCAGGTTCAGTAGATAAAATTATCCGTAAATTGGTTTCTATCAAACCAGTTGAATTTACTCTAGAATACGATTATAGTGAAATGAGCAAGTTTAATGCTGAAGAAGCTCTTGCTAAGGATTTTAACATTAGTGTTGAGAATTCTATCTCTGAATTCATTGATTTACTTGAGATTAAGCATAAAGATAAGGT